GACCAAAGCTGGCGTGATTTTAGCGGCTCAGATTACAGCATATATAGCAATGATTCAAAAGCTCAAGTGCTTTATCCTATGGCAATTTCACAAAAGCACTCATCCCGCGCGTGGAATGTACTTAAAGCGGTGACTGCGTCACCTGGCGGACATTACCCGTTTTATCCCGTAGAGTTTATGGGGCTGGCTGATGGCAGTCAGGGCATTAACCGTTGGGGCGCGTATGATGGTATTTATTGGATTCCTGGGGTGCAACGTGCAGTGGGTGATGAGGTGACATTGCCTAATGGCAACAAGGGCGTAGTGTGTAACGGCGCGTTTCGCACCACGACAACCGATTATTTTGTGTTAGAGCTTGGAGCGTAATATGGCATATCAAACAGGCACCGCGACTAATGTTGCAGATTTACTGAGTAAGCTCGCCGAGTTTGCGGTTAAGCTTAACTGGACTATCCAAAAAAATAGCACAAATGTGCTTTATTTAAGCAACGCAGAAGGCTATTGGGCGCTTGAGTTTAAAGACAATATGTTGTTTGTAATTGCCAGCACCGGAGTTAACAAAAATCGCGACTGCTTCAACCAGCCTGGGGCGTCATGCAATAACTCTTACCTTAAAACAAAAACCCGCACGTCCCATTTACAACACGGTAAATTTGTCAGTTATGACTTTTTCGGCACGGCGCAATATTTGCATGTGTGTGTGCAGTATCAAGCGGAGCGATTTCGGCATTTCGGGTTAGGCACGCTCAACAAAGAGGGTAAATATACCGGCGGACAATACGTTTTTGGGACAACAGTTGATAATAGTGATTATTACCGTCCTCGCTTAATTGACAACCACACTTTCGGCATGTCTTCCGGGGATAATTCTTACGGGCCGGCTGTTCGTGCTGATAAGATTGGCGGGGGTACCC